GGGCAAAGACCTGGCTGATGAACTGCTTAATGCCGAAGGTAACTTTGAGGATTTTATTACTTCTGTTCTTAATCAGATAGCAAGAATGGCACTTGCAAAAACATTTGACCCTGTATTTGATTCACTCGGAAACTGGTTTGAACAAAGTTTACCATCGCTGATCGTAGGTGGCATAAGCACAAGCCCAAGCCCATCAACAATGATAACGCCAGATGGCTTCGCACTTGATTTTCCGCAATTAGATACCGGTACAAATTATGTTCCATCTGACATGGTTGCCATGCTTCATGAGGGCGAGGCCGTTGTCCCAAAGGCGTATAACCCCGCTGTAACAAGTGTTGGTTCTTCTACAGGCGTTGTGGTGAATATTATCGAAGATTCAAGCAAGGCTGGCGAAGTCCAACAGCGCGACGATGGCGGCACTCAAATGATTGATATATTTGTTGACTCTGTTAAGAAACAAATATCTTCAGATATTATGTCAGGGAGGGGGGTCATTCCAAAAACTATGGAAGGCACTTACGGGCTTAGTAGAACACCGGGAGGCTATTAATGGCTGACTATCCCACAGGGTTGCCAGATGCTCAGGTCGATGGCTATAGCTTTGAACCAATGGATCAATCCGTCAGGACCGATATGGAATTCGGAACGCCCAGGAAAAGACGTAGAACCAGTGCTCGTAATGATATTTTTTCAGTGCGTTGGAAATATTCTAATTCAGAAATGAATACATTTAGAGCCTGGTTCGAGAATGATTCTACAGGCGCTGCAGGCGGCGCTGGATGGTTCAATATAAGCCTAAATGTTGGCAATGGTAGTGTAGAGTCAGTAGAAGCAAGATTCTTGACTACATTTAAGGCCAGGTTAGTCACTCACAACCTTTGGGAAGTGCAGGCTCAGATAGAGATTAGAGAATGACAGACCCAGTTTTATCTGATGCCATCAAAGAGGCATACGCTTCAGCTCCTTCTGATATTATTATTTTTCACACATTGGAGTTGAGGCATAGTGCCTTTTCTTCGCCAATCAGGGTTGTTCGTGATTATCAGAATTTAACGGCAACACTTGAATCTACTGCACCTGAAGACCCAAGCACTGAGGTTACTTTTATAGCCTTTGCGTTTAACTTTAAGAAGCCTGAAATCGGCACCGATGGTGTTCCGCAATTAACGATAGAAATTGACAATGTATCGCGTGAAATACTTGCCAACATTGAGCTGGCTGCTGCGACTAATGACATCATTGAAGTGACATATCGTGAATACATTAGTACAGATTTGACCGTTCCTCAGAATGACCCTCCAATGCACATGAAGATTTCAAGTATCAATGCTGATGTATTTAAAGTGTCTGCTGTTGCAGGCTTCGGTGATTTTTCCAACAAGCTATGGCCGCGTGAGAAATACGATGCTGATCGTTTTCCCGGGCTGATCCCTGGATGAGTTGGGCTATTGATTACATTGGCGACCCATGGATTGCCGGAGAGCATGATTGCTGGGCATTCTTTCGACGGGTACAAAAAGAAGTGTTCCATGTGGAACTGCCTGCCTTTGATGTTGACGTTGATAATATTCTTTCAGTTGCCAAAGAGCTAAATAGTAATGAAGAAAAGAGTAACTGGGACAAGGTATGTTCTCCGAAAGAGGGTGATGCCGTTCTTATGGCACACACAAAATATCCTTCACATATTGGGGTATGGGTTGACGCTGATCGTGGTGGTGTTCTTCATTGTACCCGTGGCGAAGGTGTGGTCTTTTCTAACTACAAGAGTCTGGAAATGTTGGGCTGGAAAACTTTAACTTATTACAGGCATAAAAATGAAAGTTAATGTATGTGTGGTCCGTGACCCGTTTCACCCAACAAGACACAGGGAAGTAAAACAGGTTGATGCTAATACAGTGCGCGAGACTGTGCCTGGTCTTCAGGCTCCGCATATTGTCAATCACAATGGTCAATGGATAATGCGCGATCAATGGGACGCTAAACTATCCCATGATGATGTTGTTATTGTTGTTGTCTTGCCTGAAGGCGGTGGCGGTAGCTCTAATCCTTTAAGAATTATCTTAATGATAGCAGTGGCTTATTTCGCGCCAATGATTGCAGGTAAACTGGCACCCAGCCTGGTAGGTACAACAGCAGGTAAACTGTTGGCGGCAGGCATACAGCTTGCTGGTGGAATGCTGGTTAATATGCTGATACCACCACCAAAGCCACCTACTCCGTTACAGAACCAGGCGCTTGCTTCGCCTTCTCCCACATATAATTTGCAAGCACAGGGCAACATGGCGCGTTTGGGTTATGCTATCCCTGTTCATTACGGCAGGATGGTTGCTTATCCAGACTTTGCTGCTGAACCCTATACAGAATATGTTGGTAACGAGCAATTTCTGTATCAGCTTTTTTGTTTAGGCCAGGGTGAATATGATGTCGAAGCGATACGCATTGAAGATACCGCCATATCCAATTGGGATGAAATCACCTATGAGATAGTCGGCCCCAGTGATTCTGTCACTTTGTTTCCAAACAATGTGGATAATTCTGTTGAAGTTGCCGGACAGGATTTGCCGACTTCCACGGCAATAGGTCCGTTTATCGCCAATGCTGCCAACACCGATGCCAATGCGATTGCTGTTGATGTGGTGGCGCCGCGTGGTGTTTATTACGCCAATGATTCAGGTGGACTGAGTAGCGTATCCATAACCTTCAAAGTTGAAGCTAGAGAGGTTGATGATTCTGGTACACCTGTTGGTTCGTTTGTCACGCTTGGTACTGAAACCATCAGCGGAGCTACCACAACACCACAACGCCGTTCATATCGTTACAACGTGGCAGCGGCTCGTTATGAGGTTCAGGTAACACGTACCGACACAGAGCAAACCGATTCAAGATACGGCCATGACCTTGTATGGGCTGCTCTAAGGGCATATATGCCTGATACCAGGGACTTTGGTAACGTTACACTGATTGCCATGCGTATGAAGGCAACGTCAAACCTGAGTCAGCAGGCCAGCCGTAAGATCAATGTGATTGCCACACGCAAGCTCAATTCGTGGGACCCATCTACCGGATGGACAACAACGCCAGCGGCAACACGCTCGATTGCTTGGGCGATTGCTGATGCGGCTAAAGCATCTTATGGTGGTGGGCTATCTGACAGCCAGATTGATCTGCAGGGTTTATACGACCTAGACACTACTTGGTCAGGCCGAGGTGACTACTTTGACGGTCGGTTTGAAAACCAGTTGACCTTTTGGGAAGCACTTACACAGTTGGCCCAGGTTGGTCGAGCCAAACCTTATATGCAAGGCGGGATCCTGTATTTTAAACGTGATGAGGCTCAGACTATTCCTGTTGCGCTTTACTCCATGCGTAACATTGTCAAAAACTCTTTGAGCATTGAGTACATCATGCCAACAGAGGACAGTGCAGACAGTGTAGAAATGCACTACTTCGACAATGATTATTGGTATGAGCAGACGGTTATCTGTTCACTCCCCGGAAGCTCAGAGGCTAACCCCACACGCGCTGACCTGTTTGGTGTGACAGAAAGAGATCAAGCCTACCGTGAGGGTGTTTATCTTAAAGCCTCTGATCGGTATCGCAGAAAGATCATTACCTACTCGACTGAAATGGAAGGCTTCATACCATCCTACGGTGATCTGATTGCCATATCCCATGATATGCCGCAATGGGGTCAATCTGGCGAGCTGACTGCTGTTGGTACAATAGCAAGCGATGTAGCGAATTGGTCTTTGGGTGGAGGAGCAACGCGTAGCTCATCGACGGCTGTTTGCCCTGATGGATCACAAACAGCGCATGATGTAGCTGATACTGATTCAACTTATTCCTATGCGGCTTCATCAGATAATAAGCCGTACACAGAAGGCGATGAAGTTTCTGTTATTTTCTGGTTACTTAAAGATGAAACAGCGACCCACTTTTGCTTGTTTGATGTTGATTTTCTAGGCGGTACTACGAAGGCCTTAAGGTGTAATGTCGATATAACCGATGGAACTTATTTAGCCTCTCCAAACGATTCTGGCATAACAGGCTCAATGTCTGTAGAGGCTGATGGCATTTGGTGGAAAGTATCAATAACGGCAATCTCTTCTGGTTTAGGTAATGATAATTTCAGATTTCAGTTCTTTCCCGCTGTTGGTGTACAAGCATCAAAATGGGGCTATGACATTACAGAAACAGGAACCACAACCATTTGGTTTCCAGAAGTTACATTAACAGGAACCGAAGACTTCACTTTTGAGGCGGGTCGTGCTCACTATATCGGTTTAAGGAAAAAAGATGGTTCTGTACTTGGGCCATTCCATGCGATAGCTGGCGCAACTTCTAAAGAAGTTATCATTACTGGTTTATCCGACACTGACTTGCTGAACGTAACAGGTAACTGGGAACGCACTCATTAC